TGGCAGGTATTTGTACCCGTTTGCCGCGTAGCCTGACGGATACATCCGGGATGCTGTTGAACTGGCGGGCGTCAACCTTCAGCGCCACCAGTGCGGTATTGGGATAGGCGAATTTTTCATCGACAATTTCCGCCAAGCTTTGCCAGACGATCCCGTTCTGCAAATAGGCGCTGGTGCTATCGGGCGTGAGCCTGGTAACGCGGATGCTCCATGGTCCGGTGCCAGTCAGATCAAATTCGTAGGCGCGTTGGAATTGGCTATTGGATTTGCCGCTGACGGTTGGCTCAGCAATCGTGTTGTACGGTCCACCGTTGGCGGATACTGAAATGCGGTAGCTGACGCTGGTGGCGCGAACATCGCCGTTATCGACGTTGGTGGATTGCAGTGCCGTGTGGTTAATGATGACGCGGCAACGCTCGGTGTCGAGATCCGTAATAGTGCGGGTGATTGGACCCGCTGCCACTGTGACGGCAGTGTTGACGCCTTCGGTGTTTTCGACGGTGCTGAACCCCAGCATCGGAGTTTGGGTTTCATCCGTGCCAGTGCGGCTATCTATCGTGTATCCGGTGAAATTCTTGCTGCCGTCTGGATTCTGGATAGGCGTTGAATCCAGGAAAATATCTTCCTCAGCACTATTCGGGAAACCTTCAATTTCGCCTTCGCTGATTGCATAAACCGTCTTGGCAAATGCAACAGAAAATAAATTGTTCGCCTCTTCTACCGGCTGCCGCGTTGTTGCAGTAACGGTGACGTTTTGAACCGCAGGAGGTGGAGCAGGTTGTGAGCGACCGCCGCCAGCACCACTGATTTCAGGCAGGTTGTTGAGATCGTCCATCAGAGGTAATTCTGCAGTTCCAGACCGAACGACAGCACCGGCAAACTGCCGACGATGCGCTCACCGTAGAGCACTGGAACGACCTCGCCTTGCAGTGTGTTTGCGTTGGATTTATCGAAGGTGAAGGACTTGAGCTGTTCGGATTCGCTGCGACCAGATGTGGGACCACCGCCGACTGCACCACCGACGTTTGGCATCTTGGGTGTAGGGGTCAAAAGCTCTGCAATACCGCCAAAAATCAGGGATACCCCAAGACCGCCAATAACCCCTGCTGCTGTAGAGCCAAGAGTAAAAAAGCTACTAGCAAGTAAACCACCAGCAGGAAATAAGACGGCAAACGCCACCAATGCAACTCCTGCAACAATGCGGCCAACTGCACCACGCCCAGCAGGAATAGGCGCCAGCACCATGCGCTTACTCATTGGCCAGAGCAACTGCTCTTCCTCCAGTCCCATTGCGTGATCGGTTACCACGCGCCAGTTGATGCCCTTATCGCTGCTTTCCAGCAGATACTGACGCAACTCTGGGATCTGTACACACAATGCCCGTACAGCTTCGGCGGGTGTTTTGACCGCAAGCTGGAATCTGCGACCGAAGCGGCGCCCTGCTTCACCAAGCAACCGGATCGTGACCATCAGCCTGCTCTCCGCACCACCATGTAGCTATTCTCGCGGAAGTACCCGCTGTATGCCGTAGTTCCAGACAACCTTCCGACAAGGTGCTGGTACAACAGGTTGGCGGCAGGATCTTCCACGACGGCGACGTGGTTGCAACAATTCTGATTGCGGATGCGGAACAGAATCACATCGCCCCGCTCCAGCGGCGTAGTTGGTGGAATGCGGATGAAGCCCTCGGCGGCGAAGTTGTCCTCGAAGTAGGTGAAGCCGCTGTTGCTCCATTCGCCTTCGTACTGGCGGGGGTAATCGTTCATGCTGATGCCCATTTGCTGCCAGTACCAGTCGCGCACGGCGGAATAGCAGTCGTAGACGCCGTAATTCCAAGGGCGTTCCAGCAGACCGGCAGATTGGGCGGGATCTAGCCAGAAGCATTGGCTGCCGCCGCAATCCCAAACGGCGTAGGGCAGTTCAAGTTGCTTGCACGCCTTCACATCAGCAGGGCTGAAGCCGCTGTAATTCGCGTGGCTGTGCCAACAGGCAACTGCATCGTCTAGATAGAGCGCCGTATCTTCTGCCGCGATGGTGAATTGATCGGGCACAGTGCTGGTGTTGGTGCATTCCACGACGGAGCCATCGATAAGGATGAACCCGCAGGCTTCGCCAGGATGTGCTGCCTCGGCGTATTGGCGCATTGCCGACTGCTGCGCCTGAGTTAGTGGATTTGCCCAGGTAGAAAGCGTCATCATCCTTGGGAATCAACCAAGCCGGGGAAGCCACCAAACGGTAGGCGGTTACCTTCGCCAAATCTCAGACGGCAACTGGTAAGGCGTTTGCCGCATTTGTCCAGACCGGGGCTAACGACAGGTTCGTCGTTGACGTTCCAGTAGCCGCCGCCGCTGTAGTGACAGCCGATGTTGCTGCGGTATATCCACTGGCATTGTTCGCGCAGTAGACGGCGACCGGGCAGACTGCGACCTTCAAGGTCAAACGGCACCGCAAGCTGGAAGGTGACGCCGAGCTTGTTTTCGCTGGACTTCTGCTCCACAACCCATTCGTCCGGCCCCCAGTAGGCATTGGGGTCGGCTGCGGGTTGTCCGTCGAGGTAAGTCGTCAGGGTGCGGATGCGCTGCACCTTTGCACCAACGAGATCTTCGTAGGTGTTTGTTAGTCCGGTGATGGCTAAGCCGACGTTGGCAAAGGTGATGCTGGGGCGCTCCAGTTGGCCGGTCGTGTTCAACTCAAAGCCACTTGCCTGTAGGGGCAGGGCAACGTAGGTCTCGCCGTCATAGACCACATCATTGCCATTGACTTGGGTCCAGTTGCAGAACCTGTAAATAGATTGTTCGCTGGATCCAGCGGGCAGGAGGATGGCGATGTCGAGCGTGAAAAGATCGACGACTTCGGGAAGTCGACTTTCTATGGTTTGCGCAATAGGAGGTTGCTGAGTCATGCGTAGAAACGCTCTAGGTCAAATGTGATTTGGTATAGATCAGGCGCGATGTAGTTGAGTTCCCAGCCATCACGCAGTAGATACTTTTTGGGACTTTCAGTGAGGGTAACGGTTACTCGAAGATTGTTTGGAATTGTTACGCTTGTAAGTACACCGGAGGCAAGGTTTGCCGTGTAGTTAGATGGCCTGGTGTAGCCGGCAAGATCCAAAGTTGAGATGTTTGTGTAGCCCAAAATTGCGGTGCCGGACGTGAATTTAGTGTTGAAAGTTTTTGTGCTGTCGGGGGGTGACCAGTTAAGTGCGGTGTCGGCGTAGCGCTTTAAGTAGGCCTCTATGGAAAATGCTTCGATCCCGGACATTACGGGAGTGATGCAGCTCCAGCTTTCGCGCTCGGCATTGAGGCCGTCGCCGAGGATTTGGCTGTAGCCGTCGCCAAAAGTCACGCGCTGGAAGCGCTTGCTGCGTTTGACCTTGCTATCGAAGGTGAGGCGGAGGTCGTCGAGATCCAGGAAGGTCATCGTAGTACGCCTCCGCTGCGGCGCTCATTTACCAGGGTTGCCATCACGATACCTTGGACTTGGTTGGCAATCTGCTTTTGGGCTTGGGCGCTTAGGGATTCGCCCGTGTTCTCGACGGAGATGTTGATCGAGCCAACCTCGACCTTGCTGCCGCTCATCTGGTCGTTGGGGACGATGGTGCCCGAGCGGCCGGGGACGAATAACTCTGGGCCGCGTTCGCCGACAACGTACGGGGCACCGGCAGTTACAGGACCACCTTCCGCTCTAAAACCTAAAGCTCCACCAAACCCTCCGATATTTAAGTTTGAGGGGAAAGCAACGGGACCAGCACCTGTAAATCCTTTGGCCTTACTACCGCCACCGAAAATGCTCGTGGCGCTTTCAATAGCTTTAATAACCAGTAACTGTGTGATTATTTGGGCTGCCATATCAAAGAACGAGTTTGCAATATTTTTGAACAAGTTTGATAAGGCTTCTTGTGTTGTAGCAGTGCCTTCAATAACGCTGTAGAAAGAATCGGTAAATGCTGTGCCAATACTGCGTGCTGCTGTTTCTACTTGGTTTGCCGGTTCAAGTAACTTGGCCAAATCTTCTTTTGCCTGCAGAGCAGCCTTTTCCATCGGAGAGACTTGCGCAAAAGATGTCTGCGTACCAAACGCCAACGCGGTGTTGTTTGGTACAGGCCCGGCAAACGGTGTACCCTGGAAGGCGCTTCGCCCAAGTTCATTACTAATTCCTTGGACGGTAGTAAGCATACTTTCATAAGCTTCCATACGAATTTGCGTAATTTTTGCAAGCGCAATTTCGCTGTTGTATACATTCAATACCGCTTTTTGATTTTCATCCAATAGTTCGTTTATGCTGTCCTGATTTCGTAGATACTCATAACTGACTTGAAGGACTTTGCGCTCCGTTTCATCTGTTTCGAGCAACAATCCCAGCTCTTCGTCCATGTTGTTGCGAAGAGCTAGCCCGGCTTTTCTCGAAGTTTCCAGCGCTCTCGCTAGTTTTTCTTGTTCTTGCGCTTGTTCACGAGCAGCCTGAACACTGGCGCGCTCCAGGACTGCGTTTTCCTTATTTAGCGCATTTCGTTTAATTAGTGCTTTGTTACTTTCGTACTCCTGTTTAAGTAAATCAAAAGCAATGTTGCGACTTTCCTTGGAGGCTCCTGCAAATTTTGTGGCAAGTTCTCGCTGTTTGTCAATGTATTCAATACGTTTACGCTCCAGCTCGGCGGTTTTTTCGGCTTGAATATTGGATAATTCTTTGGCTGTTGTGCCTCCTGTCGTTGTTGCCCGTGCTAATTGTAGGTCGACTCCGGCTAAATCTACCCGTGTGTTTAGTGCGCTGATAAGTTCTTGCGTTTTTGATACAGCGTCGTCTAATTCACCATTAAATAAAGACATCCACGCATTCATATTTTCGAGGGCGTCTTTCCCGGCGACAAACTCGATTGCCATTGCAGTGGCACCTTTTATGCCTGCACCAACTCCAGATACAACAAAGTTAAAAGTTTTAAGAATTCCGTTTACAATAGCAAGTGCTCCAGTAAGAGCAGTTGTAAACGGTAAAGCTAGTAAACTGACACTGTAGCTAATGGTAGCTGTAAAGTTGTTCCAGGTGGCGTTTAGTAAATTACCGGAATTAGCAATGTCTTGTTGAGCGTCGGCAAATACGCCTGTTTGTATTGCTACCTCGTTAGCAACTACTGCCTGCGCGGCTACCTGATCGCCTATTTGTTTGTACAGCGCTACTTGATCGCTGAGGTTTTGCGTTATATTTATGCCAAGTTCTTGTAGTTTTTCTAGATCAATATTTCGTACAGCGTTTCCGAGATCTACGGCCTTTTGTACTGCTGCGTCCAGCTGTGCGCCGATGGCGCCTCCAAGAATTTGACCTCCAAAGCCTTTACCGAAGAATGAGCCAAGGGCAGAACCAGCGACACTACCTGCACCTCCTCCAAAAAGAAGTGGGAAGCCGACGCCTAACGCTAAGTTTTCTGCAAACTTTCCTGCGCCACCGTATTGAGCTGCTTTTTTGGCTAGGCGAGATACGATTGAATCTTGATTCAGAAGTGCTTCACTTTGATTCAAAAGTAAATTTAACTTCATTCGTTGGTACATAATGTCTGTACTTAAATTTTTATTTATCTGAGCTTGATATGTTGCTTGTGTACGTGCGGCGGCTGCCGCCGAATCTGCTTCTACGGTGCCAAGCTGTGTGGCAGGACCAATCTGAAGGCCTGCTTGCTGACGCGCCAGTCGGATTATAGTTTCGTACCTTTCTCCCAAAATTTCCGCTTTTGCTGCGGCCTGTGCATAGGCCCCGGCTAAATCTTGAACTTCTTGGCCTTGATTCTGCAGACTTACGGTTCCATTTCTTATCTGGATATTTACGTTGCGTAATGCTTCTGCAAATACATCAGCAGTTTGAGCTGCTCCGGCGTATGTAGCACTTATTTGTCTCGTACCTTCTTTGTTTATAGCTTTAGCACGGGTTAAAATTTTGTCGAGTGCGAGTGCAACTTGATCGGCCCCAGCTCCAGCTCCTGGTTTTAATAGATTTATAGGTTTTAGCTGTTTTGCTAGCGTCTGTACGCGAGCTACCGTTGCGGCGACACGATCGAGGCTGCGCTCGTTGTACTTAACGTTGAGCAGAATATCGGCGTTGTACTGGGCCAAAACGCTCAACGACTCTTCTCAGTAGTGTAGGGCCAACGCAAAAGAGCCGCCGGGGTTAGCGGCGGCGTTTGGCCTTTTCGATTTCCTTTTGCTGGTCCTCGTTCAGGATCGAGAAGTAGG